GGACCTACTGGACTTACAGGTATTCAAGGATTCACAGGTTCTACAGGACCTACGGGACTTACAGGTATTCAAGGATTCACAGGTTCTACAGGTTCTACAGGACCTACGGGACCAACAACATCTATTATTTTTGACGGAGGTTCACCATCATCAAATTATGCTACAGGGCCAGTATTAGATTGTGGTTCTGTCTTATAAATAAAGAGAGATGCCATTTATTCAATTGCAATTGAGGCGTGGAACTTCAACAGAATGGTCAACAACTAATCCAAAATTAGCAGATGGCGAAATTGGATTAGAAACAGATACTAGACAATTTAAAATTGGTAATGGAGTTCTTTTTTGGAATTCTTTACCTTATGGAGGAATTCAAGGTCCTACTGGTGAAACTGGACCTACTGGACTTACAGGACCTACGGGACCTACTGGTAATACTGGACCTACTGGTAATACTGGACCTACTGGTAATACTGGACCTACTGGTAATACTGGACCTACTGGTAATACTGGACCTACTGGTATTTCAACTTTATCACATGGAAACTTCTTGACGGTTGATTCTGTGTATGGTAATGATATAAACACAACCCCTTATGTGACTCCTTTCAGAACAATTAATGGAGCGTTATCGTATAGAAGTGGATTGTCTTTAACACCTCAACAAACTGTATTTTTGTATCCTGGAATATATTACGAATCTATTATAATTCCTCAAAATACAGCTATTAGAGGTTCATCTGCACAAACAACTATAATTTCTATAACTGGTCCTACTGGACCAACAACATTAGTTACAATGGGTCAACAAACTCGTATTGAAGATGTAACTATGACTTTATCTTCAGCTTCAAATACTGGTCCCTTAACAGGTATTCTATTTCCTAATAATACAACAACTTCTGCAAAAGTTAGAACATGTGTAGCAAACGTTACTTATAATGGTGGTGGACCAACAGGTCCATTAATGTATGGTGTATTAGTTTCTGATACTGGAACATCAAATACTTATTCTTCTGCTGATGCGATACGAGCAATAACAATTAATGTTTCATCTAATAGCACAGGACCTACAGGGCCATATGGTATTGATGTAATTGGAACATCATATTTTGGTGTTCGTGATTCAAATATTTATTGTACAGGTCCTACTGGACCTAATGGACCTAATGGTATTGCTACAAATAATACTGGTTGTTTTTCTACTTATAAACAATGCTCTATTGCAGGTTCATTATTTGATATCAGACAAATTGCATCAAATATTTCAACAATACAATTAACTGCAACAGATTTAATTAATGCAAATGCTGATAGTAATGGATTTACTGTCAATACAGAACCGGCACATTTATATTTTTGTTTAGGTTCACAACTAAATTTTACTGGTGGTGGATCAGAAACTAGTACTCCTACTGGAACATATTATTTACATGCTGGAACAAACGCTGCTAATTTTTCAACTGGCATTATAGGATATCCGTTTGTTCAAAAAGTTATTATTTTTGAAGGGTTGGTAAGCAGTACTACAGTTTTAACCGGAGCTCAAACTGTCACTGTAACTTTTTATAAATCAACTGTTCTGAATACATTAGGAACACAATTTGCAGGTCCTTTAGTAATTAATTCTACAACTCCAGTTGTTAAATTCCAAAATTCATGTGCTACATTTAGACCTTTGGTAGATTACTTACAAATTAAAGCCGTTATTTCAGGAGCAAATTTAACAGCAGGAAATGATATCAGTGTTGGTGTAGCACTATATTAATTTTTAAAACTAAAAAGATATAAAACTTGATTTAAATCAGCAAGAATTGTATCACGAATATTTAAAAGTTCTGTATCTTCTTTTTCTAAATGTTTTGGAAGTTCTTTTGTTAAAAATTTAATTGCTTCTTTTATAAATTTTGGAGCATCTTTATCATGATAATTTAAAAGTTTAATTGTGCTATTTTTACCTTTAAATATAGGACGACCGTATTTCCCAATATAGACTTCTACAAATTGGTCTACATTGGTATCTAATTTTGGTAAAAGATCATTAGTAGCAATATGACGAGAATATACTAAAGTTTGCCAATGATAAATTTTTACTTGGTCTCGTAAATTCATCATAATATTCACAATTTCAGCGGACATTTTTATTATAAGGTGCGAATTCAGTTCCTATAATTTTAGTATTCAATAATCCTTTATTTGTTGCTTCAATACCTACCCATCCAGATTGCATAGCGTCATATTTAGCTAGGTTATTTCCAGAATCTAAATCTAAAAATCCAGATACACCTTTTTGTGAACTTGTGTTTACAGAATTTGTACATTCAGGTTTTAAATCTTTATTTAATGCCGTAATAAATCCACTCCAATGTGTTTTTAAATCGCTCATTTATAATCAGGGTTCCAAGAATTTTCTCCATCAAGAAACTCACGTAGAAACCAATTTATAGTATCTTTTAAAGCATATCGAGCATGTCCAAAATCAATTATATAAATTTTACCATCTTTTTCTGTAAAATTATAAGGAGTAATATCTTCATATTCAATTCCTTGTTCTTCGTATAAAATACGAACAATTTCATGAATTTCGGACCATATATACATTGGTATTTTATCAGGTGCGTCTCCATATATATCTGCTAAACATTTGCCTACATCGTCCATATAAACCAAACAATCATTATCTACAAATTCAAGTTTATGGATTTTTGGTGCAAAGTCATAATTTCTTGATACTAATCTTTGAAGTTCTACTTCTTCTAAACGATGATTTACATTTCGCAACCTTTTGACAAACATTATAACTGGAATCCTACCGTGATTTTAAACTAAAATAATCCGTTTTTAATAAATGGCTATTGAGCTAAAATCAGCAGACGAAGCAGATAAACTTTTAACAGATAAAGGACCTTTAATGATTGTATATTATGCTGAATGGTGTGGACATTGTCAACGTATGTTACCTATATGGGACGAATTAGCAAATAAAGTTAAGGGTAAAGCAAATGTATATAAAATTGAATCTGCAAAGTATCCTGCTATAACATCTTTTCCTAAAGCGAAAATCGTTAAAGGAAAAAAGGTTGTTAAGGATATTGATGGTGGTGGTCAATCAGTGGAAGAGTTATCTAAATCTTTACTTTCCTTTGGAGGGAAGAGGACCAGAAGGCGTTACACCAGAAGGTTTGTCCGTAGAACTGGGAAGAGACAACAATAATTTTGGGTTAACATGACCTTCTGATAATTCTTTGGCGTGTCTAGCAGGTGGAGCAGAAGAATAATCAGGTTCATCATATCCTTTTGCAAGCCATTTCTTAAATCCATCTAAATCATTGGGAACCTTAGCAGATTGAATTGTGTGGAATGTTCTCATAGCTTGTGACTGGTCGAACAAATCACTTGTATCCATGTAAATATCCGATGTTTGTTGAAATGATTTATACATTTCTCGTTTTACATCTTTACGCCCTGTTGGCGCAGCGTCAGGACGATCAGGATCATCTTGTATTTCTGTTAAAAGAACATTCATAAACGGATTTTCTTTTGACGGCATCATTACATTTTCAGATTTAGTTTGCTTTTCAAAAAACGTTTCGATTGTTTTACCATTTGGAAAAAGCGTATATAGTACAACAGTTAGACCCATAACGATAGGAATAGCCATTAAATACCCACCAATTCCAGTTGCAAAATATAAAATAACTGAAAAGTATGTTGAGAATCTAACAACAGAATTTAAAGCCTCAGCTGTAGTCATGCTTTGAACAGGAACAAATCTACTCCAAGAATTTTGGTCGAATAATATAGAAGGTGTTTTGTACCAAATTCGTTCCGACATATTACCTTTTACTTTGAGTTTTTCTCTTGGACTTTTCTTTGTAGACGAGCCAACATTCTTTGTCTTCGAGCTTCTGGACTATTTCCTATCATAACAGAAGAAGGTACATCTGCTTTACGACCTCCAATAGCATCATTAAATATATTTCCAAACAAACCCATTACTCTTGCTTTGATTGCCTCAATTTCATTCATAATTTCTTGTTGATTAATTTCGCCTTTTCGAACTTTATCTTTTAGAATTCCCTTAATTTTTTGAATTGTATTTTTAATTTTTGGATTTTCAGGATTCTTTAATATTTCAATTAGTTCAGCAGGATCTTCAACATTAAAATCAAATTCAGATATATCTATTGTTTTCATAAAATTCGTGAATATTTTTATAAGACGAGAATTCATTATAAATTCTAAAATTTCCTGAAATCTTCCTTCTGACTTTTCATCATTTAGAATTTTTGTTATCTCATCATTTTTATGTCCACTCGCATTCCATACATTTTTGATAATACTTGAAAGATTTCCGACCTTTTTACGAATATCGCCATGTAAAAAAGAGGCAATCATACATATTAATAAATTTTTCCAAACAGGTTCATGATCTGTTTGGGATGAAATATTACGTCCAAAGACAATACGTTCAATGTCAAAAAAAGTATTGTCTTTTTGAATGATTTTTACAACATCAGGGTAAAATGTTTCAAATTCGCTCACAGCATCATTCACATTTATTTCGACACTTTCATTTGGAAATACATCTTTACAAAATTGTCTAAATATTTCAAGTGAATCCATTTATATTTAAAATTAACACATTAATGTTTAAGCGCGATTTCCTCCGCGAGAAGCCATAAGTTGTCTATTTTCTTCGGTCAAACATACACATCCTGTATCTGTGGTGAATGCGGAAGGGCAGCATTCAGAATCAACTTTATTATCTACCAAAAACATTATCTCATTTGTACTATCCGCTTGTGAAGGTAGAGTAGAAGCACCAATGGGGGCGGAATCTTCTGTATGAGACCACCCTGAAACACCTCCTGCCAAAGAAACTTGGTCATAGGGTCCCATTCCTCCTCCGTTTACAGGCATACCAACTTCTTGTTGCATGAAAGTTTCTTTTGTGGTTGGCATAGGGGGTAAACGCATATTAAAATGGAGAAATAGTCCAGCAAGAACGGCCGCTAGGAAAAAGGCAACTACCAATGTTGTTTTGTTCATCTTTATCAATTATACATGTTTTTTTAGAATCCAGCTGCTCCAATTAAAGAAGCAATAACTATTGCGAAAACTAAAAGAATTGGATTAAAAAGAGCAAGAATAATCGAAATTGCTAAGAGAGCAAATACGAATCCCTTTATGACCGCGATAATTGAAAAAATGAATGAAACAATGAAATTTATTCCTGTGCTAGCAAGAAACGCTGAGATATACCCTTGTCCTACAAATCTACTTAGAATATCTCGAATTTTAATCAAGATATATGAGAATGCGCCTAACGAATTCACAATCTTTCCAAATGTTTGGGTTGCAAAAGATAACATAAATTTTCGTATACGAACAATCACTTCACGAAATCCTCCTAATGATCCTGTAATGGAAGATAAGGATGAAGTGAGATTTCCAAATAAACTCATTAAAGAGTCAAGTATTACGCTAAAAATACTATGAGCCATACGATTCAAACAATACTGAAAGTTCTCCTGTGTTGTAAAATCTGATTGAATAACACCTGCGAACGGAATATAAACTGGATTACATCTATATTCTTTCCAGTTTTGTCGTATGTCATCTAATGTATGACTTGCGTGCACAATCCCCATCGCAAAAAAAACTAAGAATGGTAATCCAAAAAATAACCACATATTCCTCTATTTAAAACTTAGAAAACGTTTGATAAATTGGACCATTCACAACTGATCTTCCAGATTCCATACCAGTATAAAAAATCATTAAAAAGGACATCATTACAGCAACTATACGACTCATCAATGTTCTCATGCGAATAATGATATACTGTATAGAACTCATCGTATTTTGAATTTTTCCAAAAACAGAACCAACAATACCTAAAAATCCATGACGAACATCTGACATCATTCCACGCATATCTTGTAATGTTCCCCCGACAGCACCTATCGTCTTATTTACAATATTGAATTGAGCCATAATTGGGTCCATCATAAATCCCGCATAATCATGAAACCCTTTCATGGTACACTTTGTAAAGTTACTGAACGGATCTTCGCCAACCATACCTGCTATGGGCATATAGACAGGATTACATCTATATTGAACCCAATTCTTTTTTATATCATCTATTTGTGACATAACAAATGCATTTAATGATACATAAATTGCTACAATTGTGGTGACTATAAAAATTACCAACTCCATTATCTTATTTAAAACGGATTTATTGACGCCAAAAATACCAACTAACATCATGGATTATCATTCAATGTCTCTTATAGAATTAAAGCAAGCCGCCAAAAATCACAGTCCTAAAATCAAACAATACTATGTTAAATCTCGTAAAGAATTAATTGAAATATTAACTATGAAAGTGATACCGGAAAAGATGGTAATAGAAAAGAAAACGATAACACAACTTCGTGAAGAAGCTAAAAATAGAAACCTCACGAATATATGGAAACTTCGTAGACAGGAATTAGTAGATTTATTATATCCTAGCTCTCAGGAGTATAACCAAAATAACAATCGTGGAGATAAACATGATCACATACAAGAGGGTAAAGGCCAAGATGTAAGGATAGATATATTGAAAGACGCGTGATAGAATCGGTCGAAGTATATTTAATTCAAAGTAATTTTGAAACTCCGTCGACGAAAAAATAGAAAGTATATTGGAAGATGAATTTTTCATCTCTTTTTTTGTCTTCGTTTGGATATAAACATAACGATGAAACATTCGCAGACAACTCGATTGGCCCTTGCCCTTGGTGCAGTTCTTCTTGTAGGTTATTTAGTTACCACGTATTCGTCCTCGAAGGGAGCGGTCATTGACGGAATGGAAAAATTAAAAGATAGTTTAGGAGTATCTGGTCCCTTATCTGATGGTGGTCCCCAAGACGCTTCAGCTTATTCTAAGGGTGGAAACGCCGTCCCTTCTGAATCTCTCCAAAGTCGTAAATCAGCAAGCCAATCTATGTATTCCGAGACACATTTAAGTGGTGATGAACTTCTTCCCAAAGGTGGACTTGGAGCAGATTGGGCAGCAGTAAATCCTGCGTCCATGGGAGACATGAAAGGTCAGAATTTCCTAGAAGCCGGATACCACACGAACACTGCTGTTGGCGGTGTTTCTCAAACAAACAGAAACGCTACTTGGGATGTCCGATCCGAAGTTCCTAATCCTCAGGTAAAGGTAGGACCTTTTCTAAATACGACTATTGAACCAAATCCTTTCAAGCGTGGACTAACGAGCTGTGAATAAACCTGTTAAAAGAACAATATGATACCCGCAGTTATATTGGGAACAGGAGTAACATTAGCATTGTTATATGGAACAGGTCCTAAAAATGTAACGCCTATCAAAAGTCAGAAAGACGGAAATACGTATATGGTTCAAAATTTACCAAATAAACAAGAAGCATGTGAACGTATGGCAAAAATTAGGGAAAATTTAGAGAAACTCATAAAAATGTACAAAGACGATCCTGCTTCTATGGCTGATCCAAGAGTTAGTATACTTGTTTCTAGATTTAACCCAAATAATTTCAGTGAAAACGATATTAATGCAGATACAACTTCTTATTCGGAAAATAAAGGTGAAAAAATAGTAGTTTGTTTACGAGATAAAACACCACCTCATAATTTTGTAGATGAAAATACTGTTATGTTTGTTTTATTACATGAAATGGCACACCTTATGACTACAACAATTGGCCATACACCTGAATTCTGGACAAATTTTAAGCGTATTCTTCATGATGCTGTCCAATGTGGTATTTACACTCCTGTAAATTATGCCCATTCGCCTACGAATTATTGCGGTATGACTATCACAGATTCTCCAATATAATGAATAAGATGTTGAAGGGAGAAATTATCGATATAGTCTCAAAGAAAAAACAACAAGTTTCTTTCTTTGACGACGATTCTGTGGAAACAATTCGAGAAAAAATTGCGGATATGGTAGATAGTCACCCAGACCGTCTTTTCATTTTAATAGGTCTTAGATTACCCGGAGATTATTATACAAAAGATCCTCGTAGATGGGAAAAATTATTCGAAAGATTGTCTTATAACGGAGAACCTTTAACAAAAGAAATATTTGCAGAATACCAGCTTTCGTATAGAAGTCCAGAAACCTCAGTAGAATTTAAAAATTATGATAAGGCACAATGGATATCAAAAGAAGATATTTTAAAACCATTGTTTGAAAGCTCTGAATTCACCGAATATAGAATATTTGGAGTTGAAGAATTAAATTCATTTATATTACCATTAAACGCTACCGAATCAAGACAATTTATAAGTAAAATAAAATCAACAAGATATCCTATACCAGATAATTCTAAATTATTCAGTTCCTTTTATAATCCAGAACAATTTGTAGAATTTAAAGTTCTTAAATATATGGAAGAATTTGAAAATATTTCTCCTGTATTTTATCCATTGCTTCGTTCTACAACTCCTACTGTACTTTCAGACGAATCTAAAAAACTTCTTAAACGTAATTCTATTTTATTAGAAAATTTATTAAATTTAAAAGTTCCTAAACCTGTAAATATTTCAATAATTAGAAGTCGTTTTTATATTCCATGGGTTGAAACAGATTTTGGATCTGCTATACGTACAAGATTTGAACAGTTTTTTTATGGATTAACCGTTTCAAAAGATGTTCCTTATATAGGATTTTTTACATCAAAAGACCAATCAAGTCGTCATAAATTTTTCACGAAAGACACGACACGAGTTCCTTATCTTGATATGGATAAATGGAAAACTTGGTGGTCAATTAAACCATCTCGTAACATTCCAACTATTCTGTTATTTAGAGGAGAGTCAAAACATCATTTTGATCGAGTATCTATAACGGCTACTGATATGGTTGTGTCCACATACAGACCCGAAGAAAATTCTGAGACAATCGAACAATTACAAAGACAAGTTTCTGAATGGATTAAATCTTTTGATTCTATACTACCGTATATTTCGGAGGATGATTTAGATATGTCTAGGTGGGAATTACAAGATATGTCTTATGTTGCAAAATACGATGAAAAAATTGAAGAATATAATTTATTAAGATTTAATTGTATGAATACGATTTTTGATATATCTGATAAATCTAAATCACAATTTAATATTCTAAGAACCGATCATTCAAGTCACGGATTTAGTGCAGTAGAACTAAAAATTTTACACATGATACAGGATTTAAGAGGAAATATTGACGCAAAAAAAATATCCGAAGAATTATCTGTTACAGAAGAGAATGCAACTATAATGTTACGTCAAGTTCGCGATAAATTAGAAGAAGATTCTACATTGGCAGAAAGAGCTTTTCGAGGATATCCAATCTTAAAATTTGGTCCAGATTTCACTGTTGTATCGGCTGTATCTAATCTTGATAAATCTTTACACTATTCAAATATTCTTCGATATGTTCTTTCTGATAAAGATGATGATTCGTTAGATAAAATATGTCCTAAACGAACAGAACGAGTTTCTGCTGAAACAACTGTAATGACGAATAATTTAGAAGAAGAACCTGCTGTTGATGAAGAATATTCAGACGCTTTTGATTGGATTCAAGAAGAAGAGAATAACGTTATAGAAGATGTAATTATAGATGAAGAACAGCCTACAAATAAGATTTCAACAGGAAATGATCAGACAACTACATATAGTTATTTTTTAGAACGTCTAAGAAAATTTGATAAAAAAACTTTTGATGTAGCTGATTCAAAATACCCAAAGAAATGTAATAAGAATCAACAACCACTTATATTAACATCTACTGAAATAGAAAGAATATCTAAAACTCCTTATAATGTTGAAGACAATTTCAAAGAAGAAAACAAAAAATTACAACTTAATGAACCATCTGGAACAGCTATATGTCCAGAATATTGGTGTATGAAAGATCAAATACCTTTAAAAGAATCACAACTCTTAAAAGAAGATTTTATAAAATGTCCAGTATGTCGAGGAAAATTACAAATAAAAGCAACAGATAATCCAAAAGACTTTCCACTTATAAAACGAGATACTGGATTTATCTATCCCGGTTACACAAAATATGAATCTCCTGGAAGTAAAAAACTCATGCCATGTTGTTATAAAACATCAAGATCAAAGACTAATGCAAATATAGAAGATAAATATTATATTCTTGGAAATGATAAGACGTTAGACGAAGAACGTATTGCTTTTTTACCAGAAGATATCATACAATCGCTACATATAAAAGAAACATACTCTTTATTCAAAGAAAATGTTCGAAGATTAACAAGTCCGAATAAAGGATTTTTTCGTGTTGGGTTGGGTGATATATCCAATAACTTTCATAAATTTATAGGAAAACAAAAAGTTCGTCCTCCTCATGAAAATGTAAAGAATGTATTAAAATGTTCGTTTTTTCATACATGGAATAAAAATGGAACGAAACATCTTTCCGAAATCAATTCTCAATTAAAAAATATTCCACCTTTTGTTGATGACGAGTTTCTTCGTGAAGAAGTAACTAAACTTATTTCTGGATTTGATGAAGCTTTTAAAGAAAAACAATTAACTCCTTTACAAAGTCTTGAATATTGTGCTGTTTCTCTTCAATGTGATATATTTCGAATTCATACAAATTCAAATAAACTTGGATGTTTATTTTATTCTCCAATGATTCGTCCAAGAAGTTGTGCAGTAATTATTCTTCAAAATGATGATGATATTGATATTCTATCCTACACAGAACGTAAACAACGAGGATTTGCTTTTGATTCAAACATATATAAGGATCCATTTACAAAAGAAACATATGAAGAACTTGAAAAACTTAAAAACATGTCCTGTAAAACAAATTTACCATCTTATTCAAATGCCTTAGATATCACAAATCAATTATTAATTGAAACTGGTTCGGATGATTTTCAAGTAATTCTTGATCCGTTTGGTAGAGGACAGGCATTTTTTGTAAAATCAAAATTTATAATTCCATTTCAATCTACACCTTTACCGGAAATGACACAATCAAAATTAAGTGGATATAAAGATATTCTAATAGACGATCTCCCTGAATATGTATCCATGAAAAAATATCTGGAAACTGCTGAAAAGGTAAATCCAGATTATAAATTCAAAGAAGATTTATACAACTCTAATTCTCAAAAAGTTGAAATTCTTTTAGAATGTGGACTTCGTATACCTATAAAGCCTGTAGATTCTCAACCAAATGAACCAAGTGAAGTAATTGAAACTGTCCAAGAAATTGGAGAAACAAATCTTGTATTCGGAAAAGAATCAGAAGAACTTCGAGCAAACCAAACAGATATTTCATATGCTGCGGAAATATACGAATTTTTAATTTTTCAATTATCACATGATATTCAAACAGATGATTATAAAGATATTGCAATAGCTTTAACAAAAATACAACCTGTTCTTACAGAAGTAAACCCATTATTACAAAAATGGCTCGATGAAGTTATACAATTTAATGAAATTAATGAACCAAAGAAATTCCTTTCAAAAATTAGAAAACCTTGCGATGATACATGTGACGGAGAATTATGTGGTTGGGATGGAAATGTATGTAAAGTCCAAATTAATAAATCTTTAAACAAAGAAAAACTATTTTATCGTCTTCTTACAACTTTAGTAGATAATTCAAAAATCCGTTCTATGGTTTTAGATGGAAGAACAACTCCCTTTTTTAGTACAATTTTATATTTAGAATTACCACATGAATTAATTTTAACTGATAATGAACTACCTTAAAGTTCATCTAACTCAACTTCTCCCTCTTCTTCTGCTATAAAGTCAAATCCTCCTGATGGATCTACTTGTTTTTCAGATAGAAGTAAATCTTTATCTACATTATCGATAGCAAGGATACGAGGGTCTAAGTCAGTGGTCTTTCTTATATCTCGAATATCATCTGGCGAGAGTAAGGCCATAATCTCATATTGTCTAGGTCCTTCTAGACCAGAATCTTCGAGAAGAACTATCGAACCAACATCCATCCATGCATCTCGTTTACCTTTACCACGAAATGTGCCACGAATAACTGCCTTAACTGTCTTTGGATATTTTCCATCCAAGTAGAATACTTCCATACGTCCACTTCCACATTTCGCAATTATGCGTCCAATAAATGTATTGGATACATCAGAATCTCCTATAAATGTAGAAATAAACTTTGTATTTTTCCTTGAAACACCTGAATCACGCTTGCAAGCCTTTTGACCTGAATTCTTTTGAGGGGGCATCTTGATTGCTTAATTGATTGATTATTGTAACGTGAAATACACTACCTTCATACCAATAAATCCGTTTTTAATGAACAGAAGTGTTATTTAACAACTCTGTTCATTTTTTTGAATATTTAATTATTTAATATCTACCACGTCTTCTTCCACCAGTCATAGGATTCGGTGAAAATATACTTGGTGGGGGGGCAGTTATACCAGAATAAGCCCACCAAGCAACTCCAAGACCAATTAAAATATAAACAGCGTTTGTTATATATCCCATGATACTTCTATTTGTAACCATATGATATATTGAAACGGCTACAAGGTAAAGTCCTGCTAATAATCCTAGATAATGATACCACATTTATATTATGGAACTATTTTATGCAGTTACCGCGGGCTTGACGAAATGGACTTTGAGAAAGCTCTGGAGATTTAGGTAGGTTACTTCCTGTCCATCCTTTACACGCAAAAGCTTTGCGAGCTTAGCGTCAGGGAGAATGCGACGCTTGAAAGTGGGATCGAAGCAGCTGTGACTCTTCACATATCCAGCGATAAACTTAGTTACATCGGTCTGGGACTTCTGAGACTTGGAAGGAAGACCCATAAAGGAGGCAAGTTCATCCGTAATGGGGCGAAGCTTTAGAAACGCGTTGTTTGCACGACGACTCTCCCAAGTAGCCTTCTCCTCAGGAGTCATCTCGGAAGGATCCTTACGATGACGCTTCTTGGACAAACGAGCATCACGCTTCATCGCCTTTACAGCCTGTTGAGCCTCGTGAACTGCGGAACGAAGACGAGTAGATACATCATTGCTCAAAGTCTTCAAAGTCTCCTGAAGAGTGGAGAGAACATCAGAAGCAGATAGAGTCTCTACGGGGAGAGTGGTCTCGGTGGTAGACACGGTGGGAACAGTTACTTCTACCTTCGCCTTGCGAACGGCAGGAGTCTTGGGTGGTGCGGCGGTAGTGGTGGTTTCGACGGTCTTCTTTGATACAGTCTTCTTATCGACAGGCATATTGTTTACATTAACATTTGACTTTACGGATGGCATTTCTAACGCGGTTGTTATACTACTATATATCCTTACCTGTTTAAATCACAATCGATGTAATGCGCTCATAATAATAAAACAAATTGGATATGGTTCTGGATAATCTATTAAAATGAGCAACAAAATTTTAGATATTAAATATGAACTATATTGTGACTCACTTGTAGATACACATTGAGAAAGTCTTTTTAACCATCTTGTATATTTATGTCTTAATGAATTTGGATCTTTATGTTCAGAAGCCCAAATAGCAATATCTTGTCGAATTAGATTTATAAAAACATATGCTTGGGTGTTATTTAATAACATAAAGTAATTGGGTGACATATCAAAAAACCCATTTTCAACTATAATTTGACATATTGTAATCCAATTGTGTGTTAATACTTCGTTGAAAGTTTGTTGTTTATCTGAATATGTAATACTAGTTCCAGATCTCATAATTTTTACACATAGTTTTCTTAGACGTTGGCGAGTTTCTACTGTTAAAGGAGTTCTTGTATATGGATTTTCTGGGCAAATTTTATTTGTTGTTACTTCCATTATACTTCGAATATCGAACCAATAAACCTTTCCGCTCTCTTCAAATGAAAAATATTGTAAAGGACAAATAGAATTCTTTTCCTCCATTGAAACTAATTCACATTCATTATGACATATTTTGCGATTTAAACATCCTGGTCCAGCGAGATTTATTCTGTTTCGAACTGCATATCCTCTCCACACTTTCTGTATCGGAATAATTTTTTCATTCAAATTATGAACATCTACCCATAATCTTGTATTCTTTGCACGAGCATGTTTTCCACAAAAAATAAGCCCTTTTAATGTTTTATTTGGACATTGTTCATCAGATGTTCTACTTTTACAAGACGAACACTTCATTATTAATAATATCGAAATCTTCATTGAAAACGGATCTTGGTATTTTAAAGACATTAACATCACACCCAATCAAAAATGAACAATCGCCCAGTAAACGTAAGCAATGTTGACGCAAATAAGATCAAGTTTGTTGTAGGACCATCAAAGGAGGGACGTAACCCATCAATTTCTCTGAAGTATGAAAATGGACAAAATCTAGAAGTTATGATTCCTAAACTAGCATTCCCCGGTGGAGTAAATACTCGTGTTGATCCTGCTACAAAGAAGGTATCCTATACTATGATGGGAACTTTGAAGGATTGTGACCCTTATGCCGTAGAGAGATCTACTGCTAATACAGAGGTAGCTGCATTCTATAATCTGCTACTCGATCTAGAGAGGCTTATTGTAGATAACGCTGTTGAGAATAGTGTAAAGTGGTTCGGAAAGAAGAGGTCTCGTGAGGCAGTTCTCGATGGCTGGAAGCGTATTCTAGGTGTATCGAGTACGAAGGAGGATGGTGTGTATGTTCCTAATGGAAAGTATCCTCCTAGCCTAAGGATTAAGATTCCTGTATACGATGACAGTGTAAAGACAGATGTTGTTGATTCCCAGCGTAACGATTTGTATGTAACACCCGATTCTCTAACATCTATCTTTCCAAAGGGAGTAGTATGTAATGTTGTATTGGGTGCTTCCATCTACATTATGTCGGGTGGTGGATTTGGAGTTACTTGGCGTCTACAACATGCTCAGACACTTCCTAGTACTAAGTTGACAGCTGCCGATATCTTCGCAGTAGAGGATGTTGAGTATGAAGAGGATGCTGTTGCGACACTAACTCCTTCTCAGGAAACTGGTGTTGTAGATTCTGCTGGTGGAGTTGTAGAGCGTCCTACGACTCCTGATGATCAGCCGATTCAACCAGGAGGGGTTCCTGCTGCTCCTGCTCGCAAGCGTCGGACTGCTGTGACTCAGTAACTTTCTCATACAAAACATAATCATCATCTAAAAACAAAACAGAAAAATCATTAAAATCTAAAATAGATTGAGAAGATCCGGAACACATGTTCTTTGGAAGAAGTGTTTTTGTTTTACATTTTTCACATACGTGTAATTTAGGCGGAGTAATTAACATTTTTGGAGTAACTAAAAGAACATTACTTTGTAACGCAATATCCGATACACTTTGAAACCCATTTTCTAAGCAATCTTGGTATGCTTCATCGCTTAATTTTGACCATAAAGTTGTTTCCATACATTTCCAATTTTTATCTTGAAATAATGTTGCGTAAGGATTTTCATATACCCAAAGAACTTTAAAGATTTCAGGAGAATTAGATTCATGTTCAGCAAGACCAATTCTTAAAGAATTATCATCATATAACCAATATGAATTTAATCCATGTTGAATATATTCAGGATCTATACATCCTCTAAAGACTTCTCTACCGTCATATACCCACGAATCTGCATCATTCTCCAAATCATGTTCTGTTATATCAGAAGATATATTCTCATATAACAGTCCTTTTCGTAATAAAGAAAACATTTAATTGTAAGATATACTTAATATAATAAAATGCCACGCGCAAGAAAAATTAGTCGCGAAGATGGAAAATTATACGAATTAATAAGAAATATTTATAGATGTGAGATGTGTAATGAAGTAGTTGAATCATTGTCAAAAAATCATAGTTCAATATGTAATTGTGGAAATTTATTTTTAAGTAATGGAACTGAATCGGATCGTATTGTAAAATTTAATATAGAGTCTATTACAGATTTATCTGTTTGGAGACTCGTTAAAGATGATGATGAAACTAATTAAAATTAATCTTAATAGGAATATCGTGTCTTGTTAAAGATTTTGTGGCAGATATAGAAAGTTCGTGTCTTTTCTTTTTAGGGATATCTTCTGATTTTGGTTCGTGTAATCTTTTTTCCATATCAGAATGAATTTGTTCACGATGTTTATCAAGATAATCTAAAATATCATCTGTAATAGCCCATTCAAAAAAGTTTAATTGCGCAACAGTTGTTTCAATATCATGAAACTTAATTCGTTTAGTTCTACAAAAAGGATCAAACTTCTTTTTGCTATATGCTTTTAGATGTGATTTGTATGAAAGATAAACAATCACGTGCTTTTGATCTTTGGATATATACGCAACGTTATACTTTTTTGCGTAATTTGTTACAAACCAATCTATTAATCGAAGCGAAATATCAGATGTTCCGTCTAGAATAGTTCTTATTCTTTCTAAATGTTGATTATTTGAGTAAAATTTTTCAAGACGGTATAGAACCCATTGTTCTTGTGACTGTATGTGTTGCATTAATAAACTTATTTTGATTGCCTTAAAACCGATTTATTGAAGTTCGTCTTATATTATCTAAAATGTTACAATCACAAGTTGAATCTCTTATTTCAAAATATGGTCATGATGATCAACGAACCGAAGCGTGGCATTTAAAACGAGGAGAAATGCTAACTGCTTCTGAGATTTATAAAGGTCTTTCAGATGCCACAGAATGTCAAAAACATGAACTTATATTATCAAAATTAGTTCCAAAACCACGTGTAGAAGGACCTGGTCCAAGATCTTTAGTATGGGGAACTAGATTAGAGCCAGTTGCAAAAGAGATTTATTGTTCATACAATGGTGGAATAAAAATTGTAGATACAACATGTATCCCACACCCAACTGTTGGGTTTCTTGGTGCTTCGCCAGATGGTATTTTAGTTACAAATGATCCTGAAGATTTTAGGTATGGAAAACTTATTGAAATTAAGTGTCCTATTTCACGTGATTTCAATATGGATACACCCATAAAACCAGAATATTATCATCAAATGCAACTTCAAATGGAATGTACAGCTCTTGAAGAATGTGAATTTGTAGAATTTAAATTTAAATGTGCTACATATTCTGAATGGGTAGATAGTAAAGTAGAATATAAAGGATTCTATGCTGTGTACGAAGATGATATTCAACTTAAATATAGATCTCTAAACGATACACGGGATGTTCTAACATGGAAAAAAGAATTACAAGAACCTGGAAAGTGGAATATGGTATATTGGATTTTAGAAAAATGGCAATCTAAGACCGTAAATCATCAAAAAGATTGGCTATCAAAAAATCTAGAAAGTCTTACAAAAGTTTGGAATACTGTTTTAGAACATCGATTACAAGGAACTTTACCTGACCACCCAAAAGAAAAGACCATTTTAACACTAAACTTGTAAAATCAAGAAAAGAATGAAATTAGCTTTAATTCTTATGATTAAGAATGAAGAGAAAATCCTTTTAAGATGTTTAAAAGCACTTGAAAATATCGTTGAATATTTTTGTATTTGTGATACAGGTTCGACAGATACAACGTTACAAATCGCAAAAGAATTTTTAGAAACCCATAAAGGATGTTTAACAGAAGAACCCTTCCAGAATTTTGGTTATAATAGAAGTGTAAGTTTTAACAACGCACAAAAATACCTAGATGAATCAAAAGTAAATCTTAAAGAAACTTATGGGTTGCTTTTAGATGCGGATATGTTGTTTATTCCTGGAAAATTATTAGAACAAGATTTGAAAGAAACTGGATATAAGGTTATTCAAATAAATGGTGGATTGGAATATTATAATGCTCGTATACTTCGAATGGATATTGTGTGGAAATGTATTGGTGTAACACATGAATATTGGGATGGTCCTTGTGATTCAACTCTAACCAAAGATATATGTTATATTGATGATCGTGGAGATGGTGGTTGTAAACATGATAAATTCGAAAGAGATCAAAGACTTTTAGAAGAAGGTCTTTCTAAAGAACCTCAAAATGTTCGATATATGTTTTATTTAGCACAGACTTATAAATGTTTAGGAAAATATGAAGATGCAATTCAAATGTATAAGAAACGTATTGATGCGGGTGGATGGGATGAAGAAGTATGGTATTCGCATTATATGACTGGAGAATCATATTTTTCTTTAAACAATATTCCTGAATTTGAGAATTGGATGCAAAAGGCTTTTGCGTATAGACCTACACGATCTGAATCAATTTATAAACTAGCAAAATATTTTCGTGAAGTAGCACATCATTATAAATCATATCATTATATCAGAATTGGTGAAAAAATACCTTTTACAAAAGATATTCTTTTTATTGAATCAGATTTTTATAAAGGTTTATTTGAATATGAAAAATCTATTGTAGAATATTACATTCATCCTGAAAGATGTTTAAAAACAACCATAAATTATATGCTTCAATTAGGACATTTTCAAGATAATTGTGTTTCAAATCTAAAATTTTCAGTAAAACCTTTAAAATCTAAAATTACTAAATTAGTATTACCTTCTCCGTTTGGTGAAGATTTTACACCTTCGGCTATTTCGTTAGATACATATCCTTTGGCAAATGTAAGATATGTGAATTATTGGATTGAAAATGGCGATTATAAAACTAAAAACGGAGATGTTCAAACACACAATGCTTATATAAATCTTGAAACAAATGAAATTGTTTCTAAAATGAAAGATGAATCAATTACTCTTCCTAGATTTAATACAACTGTTAAGGGTTTAGAAGATATTCGTTTATTTCGAAAATACAATAAATTAAAATTTAACGCTACTTCTGTTCGTGAATATTTAGAAAATAAAATTACCGTAGTTTATGGAGATTATAATATTGATGATGGGAGTTATACAAATATAAATGTATTAAAAACGCCTAATATATGTGAAAAGAATTGGTTACCCATTTCAAATACAGATTTAACAATTTATGGATGGCATCCATATACATTACTAAAAGATCAAACAGAAATTGTAAAACAAATAAATACACCTCCATTTTTTTCATTATTAAGAGGATCAGCTCCACCCGTTCATTATAATGATAAATGGTTATGTTTAGTTCATTTTGTTGAATATTGTAAACCTCGTATTTATTATCACTGTTTTGTTGAACTTGATAAAGATTTCATTCCTCAGAAACTATCTCTACCTTTTACTTTTAAAAGTAATTCAATTGAATATTGTGTATCGTTCAGATTTCAGACACCAAATATAATTGAAGCATATGTAAGTTTTATGGATAAAGATTCATCAAAAGTTGAATTTGATATTTCTTCATTGGAATGGATATCAATCTAAATGAAAATTAACTTGTTTCGTTAAATTTGAAAATGACGGTCTTTGAAAAATAAGTTTTTTCTTAAAAAAGTGTAGATCAGGAAGTTTACACCAATATCTATCAATACAAAAATTATGTTGATCATTTGTTTGAATCATTTTTAGTAATCCTTCTTCTGCTACTTGGAGGACGATTTCTAAACTTTCTTTATTTAAAAAATAAGCTGCAGAAGTTGTACATTGTTGTTTTGTAGTTGATAATAAATCATCATAAGGTTGTCTTTCTCCGTATTTACTTAAAGATAAAAAGCAAATATTATACGTGTATTTTTTTGTAAAAAAACTTTTTAAAGATTCAGAAATAAGTTTATGATCATCAATAAATACTATATCATCTTCTAAAATAAGGCATGTATCTTTCCCTGATTCTTTAAAATGTTTCATAACATCTACATGATTTTTAGTAGCTCCAACATATGGAGGTAATCCATCTTTTTCTGCTTTATAATGATATATACGATGAATGGGTGCTTTTACTGAACATAATGCAAGTAAGGTATCATTAAATCTATCTGAACGTTCTTTTAAATTTAAAATGTAAATTATATCTACCGATTCCCATACTGCGTCATATTCTATGATGTCGTGTGTAATTTGACTAAATAAAGAAGCGTGCCTAAATATTTTTGTTGAGAAAGGAAGAGCGTGATGCCAATCGGGATAATTTCCATACACAATAACAATTTCGTTATCTAAAGGTTCGCGTTCTGAATCAAATGATGCCACAATTTTCTTACCTAAAATTCCAAATAGATAATTAGAATTTTGATAAATATTTGATGTAATTTCCGCGAATTCAAATTTTTCTAACCAATATTGACATTTAGGAATATCTTTCAAATAATAGTTTGAAGAATAACAACAATCATAAAATGAAGATCTTGTGTGATATGGAATACTTAAAGGATTTAAAGTATCTGTAAGATATTTTATAAGTTTAAATTGGTCTTGACTTCTTAGAAAATTAATTTGTTGAACTAAATCTCCAATAAAATATTCAAATTTAGGATTATTATTCCAAATAACATTGCCTATAAAATCCCACTGATCTTTATGAGGAATTGTAATTAATTCTACATGTTCTCCTACAAAAGCATGATTATTTGTATGAATTAATGAATCAGATTTAATTAGAGGGTAAATGGTTTTACTCAAATAAATTTCTTCAAATCCATATACTAAGTTATCATTACAAGGGATGTCTATTTTTTCTTTACATTGAGTTTTCCATCCAAACATTCCACCCATGATTAATGATTTATGCCAATAATGATCACGAATAATATGATAAGATTTATCAGACTTTAAAAATTCTTGAATACACCATCTATCTCTTTGAGTTATTCGAGAATCAGTATCTCTAACAAACCCAATTTCTGCTTCGGATAAAGGTAAAAATCTATAAAGAGTATTTACCAAACCTTCTTTATGAGTTTCAATTACTTTACAATTTTCAAATATCCAATTAGGATCACAAATACCTTTATATACATAAATTTTAAAATCTGGAAAATATTCACAAATAATCTGAATATTTTCAAGAAGACCTTCGTAATAATTTCGTTCTGTTCCGTAAATACAAAAAGAAAACACCTTCATTTAATTATATTAAACAATTAACCACAAAATCGTTTATATCTTTATACTCGGAATAAGGACGAAGACAATGATAATCAATATATATTCCTGATTGAATATCTTGTTTAAGTTTGATAGGACTATTAAATACCCAAGGATGAATTCTATCTAATCTATTAAAATTTGTAATTGAATCATTTAAAGTTATTTTTGGACCATTCCATGAATTAAATTTTTTTAAAAGAATTTGTTGATCAGTTCCCCATCCTTTTCCACCATGTTGACCATCATAAATAGTAGACATATACCATGATTGAAGAATTGATTCTGTTGAAGCGTTTCCAAAAACACCGCCCCATACCGATGGTAATGCAATATTATAACACATTGCAATTTCTGTGGGAAGACATACATCTCTATATGTAACAAATGTATCATCTGAAATATTTTGAATAGCATCTACGTAATAAGATCTATTCATAGGAAGCATATCCATATCTGTAATAAGAACACCTTCATTACGTTCAATTAATCTAGGATATAAAAGGCGTATACATTGTGCTTGAAATGCGGTATGTAAATTTGGAACAGGTTTGAAAAGTCGCAGATTTTTCTCATATTGTTTCAAATTATCTGGAATTTCATCAGCAACTAAAACTACTATTACATCTGCCAAAGGAAAAAGAATATTCCAAGCTTTAATAAAATTTGGAATAAATTCTGAATATAAAGGATTTAGATCACACGCAGTTAAAATAGTTCCAAGTTTCATTTTATAAATTAATCTTTATCCGTTAAAACTATATTGGATGTATCGGTTAAATCAACACCAATCTCTGATAAATTTTTTTTGAATTCTGTATTGATTTCTTTAGATGTTACATAAGTATCTGATATACTTTTATCAATTGGTTTAATAACAATATTCTCATGTATTAATGGTATAAATTCGTTAATATTATTAACTTCTTGTAACAGAAGAAACTTACAAGAAATAATGGGATTTATTTTTTTAATAGTTTCTAAAAAATTAGTAATAGTATTAATATTACATTCATCAATTTTTATACCAATTCTTTCAAATCGTATGAATAAAATTTCCGAACCATCTTTAATTGTTTCTAAAAAACGTTTACTTCTTCTTTGAAAAATATCTTTATATTCAATAATACTATAATGTCCTGAATAAATAGAATCATCTAAAATTGCAACTTGATAATTTTTTTGAAAAATATTTATTTCTTCATTATTTCCCATTTTTTTTACAACTTCAGTTATAGATTTCAAAGAAGTTGAAACAAACCATTCAAATAGAGATGTTTCTTTTTTTAATTTTAAATTTTGTAATAAACATGTTATTGCGCAACACTGTCCTAATGGTATAATGTGCATTATGTATAATGTGATATTTTATCAATCCAATAAGAAACTTTAAGTTTTTGTATATTCCATGATTTAGAAAGAATTTGTTGTTTTTCTTTTTCTAAAAATTGGAGAGTAATTTCAGACCAATCATCAATAAAACAAATAGGTAAATCTTCAAAATCTTTTAAGGCAATGTCTCTTTTCACAATTGGTATACTACCCATATACAAAGTTTCCCATAATCTATGTGTATCTACTCCATTTCCACGAGGACATAAAACAAATGTATGATTTCTTATTTCTTGGAGAAATCTAGTTCTTCCTTCCAAGGAATTTTCAATAATACCTTTTGTTACCCATTCTTTATGTTGAAATAAATTAAATACATGTTGTCGTTCTTGTGGATAAGTAGAAATATTAAAATTCATATATACTAGATTTTTATCTTGTTTAGGTTCATTCATTACCTGAATCATTGAATCTACATTTCCATAAATTGGATGAAGATGAGATTCTTGAGTATTGTTTGTAATACCAAGAGGTAATCCAAAAACTTTATCTGATTGTTTATTTATTGTATACCAAACACTAGGATTAAAAAACTCAAATTCTTTATCAGTAATTCCATAATCTGAATGACCTGAAATAATTAAGTTTGAATTTCTAGGAGGTGGACTTACAAGTTTATTTCTCCACCACATTGAAGAATTATGAATTATACAATCAGTCTTGAAATAATTAGATGGAAACGCTTCTAGATACTTGTCTGAACTAATAATATCATCTTTCGTAAGTGCTGTATAATATACTTTATTCCATCTAGGTATAGAAAAAACATCTCCGTGCCATTTTACAAGATTTTTAAATTCAGGATAATATACTTCTGAAAAGAATGAAAAATAACCTATACATGATGAAAAAGTTCCATGTGAAAGCACAATATGTTTACAAGTACTTGCAAATTTTATTGTATCCACTTCATTATATTGAATTAATGTAGCAGGATATTTTTCTATTATACGACTTATTAGTGGATGATTTGTTTGATCTGTTGAAATATATAAAGTATGATATTTTACTTCTCCGATTACCTTATCATAATACTCAAATCCAGGATTCCATTGAGAAGCATCTGATAATCTTATATGAACAAAACAATTATTATTATTTTCATACCGTTCTTTGAATTGATTATTTAAAATAATTGTTTGTTTTCTAGATTGAATAAATTCATAAACTTTTTGAATTATTTCACGAGTTTGAAAAAATGATTGGTTTGGATCTAAATTTGATTCTAGTTTTTCAGAATTAAGAATATCAAAATAATTCGAATCAATTAATTGAATTGTTGTTGGCCAGCTATTTTTACCAACAAATAAATTTAAGCCAAGTGAATTTAGTTGGTCATAAATACCATACGAAACTTTTAAATTATGTTTTTCTGATATTAAACTAGTTGCTATACTTCGAATCAATTGATTACAAAATCTTCCATTTGAAATATCAGAAGTTATTGATGTCATTTACTAAATGGAATCATGTTATTATTAAATGTATATTTCTGCTGAAATTATTATGAAAATGTTAGAATCAATGAATATTCAAGTTAAAGGTTGTTTTCATATTGGTGCACATGAGTGTGAAGAAATTGGGATTTATAATCAATTAGGTCTATCACAAAATGATGTTGTATGGATTGATGCGATGCATAATAAAGTTTTAGAATCTAAGAATCGTGGTATTCCTAATGTATATCAATCTGTAATATCCGATCAAGATGATCAAGAAGTTAAATTTAATGTTTCTAATAATGGTCAATCATCAAGTATTCTGGAATTTCAAACACATGCATATCAACATCCGGAAGTAAAATATGTTTCATCTTCAATTGAAAAGACTACTACAATTGATACATTCTTTTCAAGAAATAACATGGACGCATCAAAATATAATTTCTGGAATTTTGATATTCAAGGCGCCGAACTTCTTGCTTTAAAAGGGGCTTCAAATTCAATTCAATACGCAGATGCGATATATCTTGAAGTAAATGAAGATTATCTTTATAAAGACTGTGCTCTTATTGGTGAAATTGATGAGTTTCTAAAATTGAAAGGATTTAATAGAGTACATACTGTAATGACTCAATGGAAATGGGGCGATGCTTTATATCTCAGACAGGCTGAAAAGAATTAAACATGTTGACGCGAAATGGTGTTTCAAGACCTGGAACCTTTTCTAATAAAGGAGGTGTTGGAATCATATGATTTGTTTGTTGGGCGTATGAAGATTGAGAACTTGCTTCTGTTAATCTATCATTTGTTTTATCCACAAACTCACTAGGAACAAACGTTTCTTGAGTTTTTGTTAGATACCATAGTAAAGCAAGACCTCCAATAATTGCCGCATATTCAATACCTTTCATTTACTTATTAGAAAACGAATTAGATTTTCATAATTTTATTATTAACTTAAACAATGGAAGAACGTGCCCTCAAACATATTAAAGAAATGCTTGTTGCAAGAGGTATCAAGGCTGAGGAATTTGTAGAACTTGGTGAAGTTCTTGATGATACTAAAATGTGGACTTTTGAAAAAGTTCTTGTTATATTTAGTTTGAAAACTCGTGTTACAGATCGTGAACTTAAAAATTGTATTAAATATTCAGAAGATAATGATTATAAATATGGAACTATTATTGTAAGTCCAAGCCATGCTTCCGATAATGTTTTGGATTCTTTAAGAAATTATATTAATAATAAAGAAAATCCGCTCATACAATTCTTTGAAATTCGTCATTTACAACTTAACATTTCAAAACACGTAAAAGTTCCCAAACATCGTATTGTAGAAGAAAAAGAAATACCTGATATTTTAATTAAAACAAACGTAAAAGATCCTTACATGTTTCGTAAGATCGATTCACAAGATCCTATGGCAAGATGGGTAGGAGCAAGACCTGGCGATGTTCTTGAAGTTACAGGAATGTGTGAAGTCTCCGTTGAAAATAAACGCTATCTATTTTGTGTAGCGAATGTAGTAAATGGATAGTCAGTTTAATACATTTGTCCAAAGTTTCAGTAATAATTATATTGAACATAAAGTCACAGGCGATTCTAAATATGAATCTGCTTATAAATCTGCTCGTGAAGGGTTAGATAAAATTGTATCTCAAATGACAGAAAACGTCCAAGCTCAACGAAAAACTATAAATGATTTTTATGATTCAGGTATTGTACAACAAATACAAGAATCTGAAACAAATAATCGACTTCTTCAACGAGGTATTTTAACTGAAATGGATGAAATTGTAGCTTCGAAAATGCGCGAAAATTCTCCTCCCATTCCATCAAAAACCATTTCTACAACTCAATATATTGTATTGGGTGTCTCGGTAGTTACACTGATTGGCTTAACATTTTTGTAGGAAGAATACTAGGTATTTGAATAAAAGAAGTTCGTATAATTAAAAAAACAATAAAAAAACATAATAAAACTAATACTGTTACATAAAGATAAAATGACCAAGTTTCTGAACTAAGTTTTTCTAATGTATTTGTTTTAATTAATTTTAATGTGTTTACACGATCGCGAGTTTTTTCTAGTTCAGCGTATTCTTTTTGATATTTAATTAAATCATTTGTAAGATCATCTAATGTTTTAGGTTCAAATTTGTCTGAACCTTTATTTAAAACACCAAGAATTACACGAATTTCTTCTACTAATTGGCTATTTATTTGTTTAACCTGAGCTATTAATTGTTCTTGTACAGAAGAATCCCTTTCTTCGATTGCCTTTGAAAGTGTTTTTGCATATTCTTTTTTTAGAAACGTGTATTTTTTTTGAAATTCATCTAATTCAACTTTTCTTGAATCTCGAAACTCCTTTACTTCCATTACTTTTGTTGTGTGATAAATAAAATGTGGATTCGTCTTAGCGAAACCCTTTAATTGGTAATTATCATTTACAGGCTGGGGTTCAATGTGGAATTAATGAGCTGGTTTTCATGAAAAATAAAGACGGTTTTATGTAATATGTCGGAGTTTAATGAAACTACAAATACAATTGATAATATTGTATCAACACAGTTATCATCTGTATTAGATTGGATGAATATTCCTGGAAATCTTGTTAAAGCGTCAGAATCTTCTTCGGGGTTTGTATGGGGATATAACTCATTAAATCAATTATATATGTGTCGTTCTCCATGTAACGGTAATTGGAAACAAATAGATCTAACTTCTATGAACGTGGCACAAATTTATGATATTGCCACAGATATATCAAATGTATATGTTTTAGTAAATAATTCATCTGAAACTCAACTTCTTATTAGTTCTATTTCATTTTCTGAATGGCAAGCCATAAAAATTCCAATTCAAGCAACACAGATATTTTCAACACATACATATATTTGGGCTCAAAATTACTTAACAAAAACAAAATGTGCAAAACCCTGTATGAGTGCAAACTGGATATCTTCGGAAGATACGCGGGTACAAATTACAGGGTCCGATGAATCGTCTTTATATGGTCAAGTAACAATTACAGGAGAAGCTGTTAAAACAGATGAACATATGAAAACCGGTTGGTCACCTATATCTGGATTACAGAGTTTTGATAAACCTTTAACGAGTGGAATGGGTGGATTATATGTTTCAAAAAATGGAGGTGGTTTATCAAAATTTGACGGAAAAACTGAAATACCTGTTGAATTAAACGGATTTAGACTTCATAAATTAACATTAGAACCAATCTCAAAAAATATGTGGATGACTTCTACAACTTCTGATAATAAAGGAAATGTTTTTACAAGATTAGAAAATTCAGATTATACAACTATTCAAAATGTAGTAGTTCCATTAGATAGAAAACGAGATGAAATAGTTTCAGAAATCAAAAAGGATTATTCAACACAAACTGATGCAATGACTTTAAATAAACAACTAAATACAATTGTTGGATTTTTTCAAAGATTATTTAAAATTGATAGTAATTCTTTAAAGAAAGGTCAAGATCAAATTAGTGAAATACAAGATAAAATAAGAAATACTCAATCTCAATTAGATCAAATGAATGTTATTCAACCTTTAATCATAAAATTCATTATATTATTATTAATCGTAATTTTTCTCTATCTTGTAGGAAGTCCATTTATTGGAAATTATATTCATAGTGTTTCATCTTTAACATTAATTGCTGGAACAATTTATATCATATTTAATTAATGGGTAACGCTCAACCTTTACCACAAAGACCGAACGAAACTCCACCTGCTCCTCTCCCTCCCGTATGTGATTTAGAATGTCAGCGAAAGAAAGACTTGGCGATTTTAACAAAAAATCTAGATGATGCAACTGCTACAAGACATACGGATCCTAGTAAATATATAAGAGCTCGTAATGCATATTACACGTTTGTAGAAGGACCTGGATGGATAGATGGAGAAAGACAAAAATTAGCAAAGGAAGAAGTAGAGCCCATTTTAAAACAATATTCAAATAAGTTTGAATCTTTGAAAAACGAAGAAGAATCCCAAAAAATATTCGTGAATCTCGCAGAAGCTATACGATCAAAACAAGATAATAGTGGTTATGATGAACAATATTTAAAGAGAGTTTTACACTTACAAAAAGATAAGGCGGATTCAACAGATAGATTAAATGAATTAAATTCAGACTTTGGTTCTTATTTACCTTATTTAATTGATTTCCTGAGTATAGGATTATTTATTTTTGCGATTGTAATTGCGTTAACAAAATTTAGTAAAATTATGGCAATGTTTGGATTTTCTACAAATTCTACAACTATTACATAAATGAATACAGCGTATCTTTTTTTGGCTGTATTGGTATTTTTGATGTATTTTATTCGAATATGGTGTACATCACAAGAAGGGTTTGAGAATGAAGGATCTGTAACATATGAAGATCCCGAAGAAATATACGATGATGTGTATGCTTCAATATATGATTTATTGTGGCACGCAAAAGATTCATTAACATACGAACAAGTTTCAATGCAAGATATATGCCTTGCTGATTGGCCTACAAAATCCGTTAAAGTTTTAGATATGGCTTGTGGAACGGCTCCACATTCGTGTTGGTTTAAAAATTTAGGTGTAGAATATGTAGGTATTGATATTTCTGAAAGTATGTTACATAAAGCTCGAGAAAACTGTCCAACTCAGAAATTCCAAAAAGGTGATATATCACAAGTCCATTTATTTCCTCCAAAATCTGTAACACATTGTATTTTAATGACGTTTAGTATTTACCAATTTCCAAACCCCAAAATAATTTCCGATAATGCGTATGCTTGGATTAAACCAGGTGGATATTTTGTAGTTCATATGGTAGATCCAGATAAATACGATCCAATTTTACATTTATCTTCTCCATTTGCAGCATTTTCATTACAAAAGTATTCATATGCACGTCAAACAGATTCAAATATCTTTTTTGATCAATTTAAATATAATTCAAAATTAGAGAAAAAGAAAGATGAGGATTCTGCGACATTCAAGGAAGTTTTGACCTATTACGATAAAGATAATAATAAAGGAATAAAATATCGCGAAAACATTCATCATTGGAATATGCCTTCAAAAGAGCGTTTAATTGATATTGTAAAAACATCAGGATTTCGTCATGTAGAAAATGTAGATTTAGTTAGATGTGGACGTGAATACCAGTATCTTGTTTATTTTAGCAAATAAGCGTTTAACATAAGGTAAAACTCACTGTATCAAAAGATAATGGATGTGTATGATACAAGAACAGTTGTAGATTTTCAGAAATTTACTTTTTCTGGACATTTACGAGCTCATGTATATAAAGTCTTAGACGAAAATATTAAATTAGGTCATGCCGATTATTCATGTTATTGGGCTTTGGAACTTTTATGTTCAGGATTAGTTCATTCTATGTGGGAAACTTTATTTGAATCTGCCTCAAAACATATTAATCGTGGAGCCCCGAATTCTTTTTTGTATTTAGTTCGTATGTATGAAAAATTTGCACCATATGAACGGCAGTATTCTATTTTAGAAATGGCAAATATTCGGAATAATCATGATGTTCGAACTTTAATTTGTGAAGTTGCTGCTTCATTAGCACTTTGTAAAAAGAATAAATTACCTACATTTCCAAAAATTAAACCCGAACATGATTTTTTACAGTTAACAATCCAAGAAAATCTAAAATCACCTTCTGCGAATTACGCAAGACATCTAAATAAAAAAGATGATCCATTAGATATTTATATTGCTTTAAATGAATTTGTATATTGTCTAAGACCTGAAACTCGTGATATTTTAAAAGCTGTCTATTGGGCAGCGTGGATGTTGAAATACGCTTCAAGATATAAGAAAGCAAATAAACTTGAATATTTTTGTAATTTTAGAATTAATATTTATGTAGATGATAAATATTGTCGACACATAATTTGGTTGATATGGGAAGCAGTTTTAGATGCATCACAAAAATCTCCACAATCGGGTGTTTTAAAACAGTATATAGATGCTCTTTATAAACTTTACTGTTTAAGATGGACACCGTCAAATTTAAAATCACGTATTTGTTTTTTAATTGTTGCTATACAATTTATATGTGAATCTACAACATTAGATATACATTACTCTGTTCCACATAATCTATCCGATGTTCATGGAATTATTGAAAATATACCCCAATGGATTTCTGCTATTATTCAAACTCAAAGGACATTTTCTAACTAATCTTATAAAATGCTATCTATGAAATTTAAACATGTGGTTTTATACTCTCTTGTATTCTTTCTATTGTCTTCACCTTATACATATACTCTTGTAGATAGACTTATTGGATCTGTTGCAAGAGCACTCGTTCCTCAATATGCTTATTATTTTAAAGTCGCCGAAGGAGGTTGCCCAACCACATATGGTCTTGTAGTTCATTCTGTAGTATTTGGTGCAATTGCGTATTATTTACATAGCTCATAAAAACGAATTAATTATTATCAATTCTTGTTAATATAGGTATAATGAGACTTCTAATATTTGATACCGAAACAACAGGATTACCAAAAACAAGAAGTCCTGCAAATGAAGGACCTAATAATTGGCCACATATTGTGTCCATTTCTTGGCTTATACTTGATGATGGTGTTATTGTAAAACAACGTAGTTATATTGTAAAACCAGAAGGATGGACTATTCCTTTAGAATCTACAAAAATACACGGAATAACAACTCTACACGCTCACGCAGAAGGTGAACCTTTGTTAAAAGTTGTATCCGAATTTATGTCAGAAGTGTTTGATGGAATTGTTGCACATAACGTTGATTTTGATTACAATGTTCTTATGAATGCGATTCGATGGGATGTTGGTATGGAGTTCAACGGATTTTCTAAACCATTATTTTGTACAATGAAACTTTCTACCAAAGAATGTGGGTTGTTAAATGGATGGGGAACTCCAAAATTCCCATCTCTAAAAGAACTTTATTACAATATATTTAAAAGGTATCCTGACACAACAAGATTACATGGATCCTTGTACGATGTTACAGTACTATGTGAGTGTATTCAACACTGTGAATGGTTACAAAAAAAGATTTACTCCGTTGATGTTGTAAATAAGTAATGGAAATAACAATACAAGAATATAAAAAAACAAATTATAATCCAATTGAAAGTAAAAAAGTTACTCTCATTTGGGCTAATGATGGATGGTGTTATATACCTCAACTTAAATTAAGACAAAGATTTGATACTAAATATTTTTTTGAGGAATGGGATGGTGTAATAGCTTTACCAGAATATGTTGAAACTGTTAACTGGTCTCTAATTTCGTTGGCTCCTCGGAGTTGGAGGGAACAGGGGGAGGGGTTCGATCAACTTTTTGAAGAGAAAGTGTCCACCCCAAACAAGAAAAAGACCAAGGTTTAACAGAAACCTCAACAACCTTTTTCATTTCAGCTACTCGAATTTTAAGATCCGCAACAACTTCTTCAACCTTTCCCTTTTCAACTTCAACTTGTTTTTGAATAGTTTCAATTGTAGATGCCATACTGCGTATTTGTTTAGTATAGAGAAACCTTTCTTTAAATAATATGGTAATTACAGATATTCTGTATACTTCATTATCGACAATTCTTGTTATGGTAGTTCTACAAATAACAACGTTTATGGTGACTCGTATGTTATATCCACCTGAACCCAAAATTATTTATAGAGACTCTCCTATACAATATATATCACAACCACCAATACAAGAGCCAATATATCAACATATTCCTCCACAGGTACAACCACCTGTTTTAACAGAAGTAAAACAAGAAATACAATTGCCGGAATATGAACCACGTAAACCTGCTTCAAGCTCATTACGGCTGGACCCCGAACTACCAGCTGGTCTACAAGAAACCCGTCCCGACGGGACTTAAAACATTTCGAGTTTCTCAAACATCCGGAATACCTGGATGGATAATTTTTACATATGAAAATGATAAACCTATCTGTGTATGGGCTTCTAAGAATGAATGTAAAAAAGTTCCGTGTATTGTAGACGAACGATTATGTGGAGATACATTTTTAAAAGTAGAAAGATTAAGTGAATTTGAGTATGCTGTATCAGATATTTGGATATACAATTCAAATTGTGTCTTTGCTTGTTCAACTTTCAAGCAACGTTACGATTGGTTAAAAGATCTTTTAAGTACATTTACTCAATGTATTGAAGGAGTTACAATTGATTTAATTCATAAAGATGATCTTGATAATGTTTCTATAAGAGGATATGAAGAACATGACGATGAAACAATTGGGAAATTTGGATATTTTGTAGAAAAAGATGATTCTGAAATATTAAATATTATAAGTCTAGATATTCCAGATTGCTATGAAATTGAAGGAAAAAAACAATATTTAAGAGTTCCAGATATTAAAACATCTTTATACTTACGTTCGAAAGGTAAAAAGTTCACATGTAAGATTAAAAAGTTTGATGAAGAATTTTGGAGTGTTGTAGAAAACATTCCTGAACTAAAAGTAAATGTCTCGTAAAAAAACTGGAACTAGACGTCGAACCAAAAAAGGAGGATATTATGGTTTTACAGGTGATTTAGGAACCCCAGGAGCTGCAAATTGGGCTCGTGGTTCTGAAATGGGTGATTGGTCTATTTCTAATCGTGGTGGAAATAGTATGTATGGCGCTGGACGTAGAAGAAAGCACAAAGGTAAAAAACAAACACGTAGGAGAAAAATGCGTGGTGGACTTTCATACGGACAATCAGTAGCAGGATTGACGGGTGTTGGAGCACAAAGAGGATTGGGTGGATTTACAGATGTAAGTGCTCCTGGTGGAAAATCTGCTCTTGGGGAATTTGCGAATCATGGGGCACAACCTGGTAGTGGATACGGAAGTTTTATCACAGCAGGTAGTAAATGAAGACAGATACATTAGTCGCAGGAGGCTTATTTTTGGCAGCAACAGTATACCTTCTTCAACGTAATTTAGTTCATATGGTTGTGTGGATTGCTTTAGTATATGTAATCGCTTGGGAATCTGGAATGTCTCATACTCTCGCCGTTTTAGCAGGATTAGTCACAGTCTACTTAATTTCAAGAGTTACATTAGAAACATTTGAAAATGAAGAAAAATCTAAACCTAAAAAAGACGATCCGGAAGCTGCACCCCCTAAAACAGATGATCCACATGTAGATATTGGATCTACTATTCTTCACGCATATCGTAATTTAACTCCTGAACAAATTGGAGGAATGCGTAGAGACACAAAAGAATTAATGGAACTTCAAAAAGAATTGATGGGTTCTTTATCTGAAATGAAACCTGCTATTGAACAAGGCGCAGAACTCTTAAAGACATTCAGCACGTTTTTTGGGAAGGATGGGCAGCCAGCCTCTTAGTAAATAATACATCATGTAATCGTTGCATTCCGTCTGCGTATACATAAGAATGATAAGTTGGATCATTACATGAAATAAATGGACCACCTACTGATCCAATAATGTCTTTCCATTCATGTATTTCACTTTTAAGTTCTATATATCTTATCCATTTCATCCATAATGTTACAGTTTTATGTATCATCATAACTGTAAATAAAGATACATCTTGTTTATAAAAAAGCATCATACAAATATTAACAAATGGATAAATTAACATATCCACAATTAAAGACAACTTTTCAAGAAAAGATTCCTTTTGAAAAGTTGTTTGGAGTTCTACATATTCATCAGCCAAAGAAAAATAATTCTTTTTGTTTAAAATTAGATATTGTGAAATGTTCATGACTCTATTAAAAATCCGTCAGAAGGAAAATTCTTTTCATCTAACGTCTCTGAATCTATATATGTCCATGTGGCATCTTTAATTCCTGTAATTTCTTCCAGAAACTCAACATCAATTTTATTACCATATTTAATACATCTATTCACAATTTCAGTTACAGTTTCAATATCATTATCTTCTGTCTTTGCGCCAATCCAAAACCATGGTAGTTTAGAAGGTGGAATTTCCTTTTTTACATATTTAAATCCACACAATCTTGCACATCTTTGACTACACATAAAAAGCTGTCTAAATACGAAAACAAATACATCCATTTTATTTTAATATATTGCGCTAGTTGAAAGTGGGTTACCATCAACCTTAAAAGCTTGTTGTCCAACAGAATCATTCTTTTTTAAATCGTCACCACTTAACGGAGTCGTAAATTTTTCATGGACCATGCGATCAATACCAAGACCTAATGAAATAGAAGATGCCAACGCAACCATAATAAATGGAGTAGCAACAATCGCCCATGACACAATCCCCAAATCAACTCCACAAAGAGCGTCCAAAATAACAACACCTGAAACACCCATAATTACTTTAATTGCGGCTGTTGCGAATCTTCCAATAGACAAATCAAGACCAACGTGAACTACCACGTAGAGTAAATATAACAGCGCAGGAGGACACAAAGAATCAATAAAACGCATCTTCACACTATTTACATATGAAGCAATAAAAAATGAGCGACAAAGAGGTCGAGGATATAATGCAAATGAGTTTCTGTACTGAGGAAGTAGCTCGTAAAGTTCTTAATGAAACAGGAGATGTTATAGATGCTGTCTGTAAAATACTAGATACCCCTTCTGTCTTACCACCCAAAAAGAAAGAATTAAACGAAGAACAATTAAAGTTCAAAGAAATGCGGATAAATATGGAAAGAATGGATAGAATACATGACCATAATCTTACGAGGATAAATCAACCCGAACCTTCTTGTCAAGATTTGACGGATACCCCCGCCCTGACGTCGCAACATTCTGCGAATACTCGGAATAATCATCTTCTAACTCAGGAATTAGAGGTTGAAATACCGGAAACTGTTTGTCAGTAACCGTTTGAATACTTTTACGATTTGCAGTAGAATGTCCAAATACAACTTTATTTTGATCTTCAATGCCTTCAAGTGTTCCAAGACCTAAGAATGGTGTAGTTGCCCAAGGGCGAGGAAATACTTGTTTAGGGCCTTTTGTTCTAGCAGTTCCGGGAGCCCCAAACCAAAGATCATTGCTTGTATCAGCTGCACACCCACCTTCCGGAGAATTACCATAATTTCCACGAGGAATCATTCCAGGATTTCCTGCTACATTTTCAACGGCCCACCCATTTCCACATTGACCTGTTTGAAAGGTAGGACTTACTGGAGAAAATCTATGTGCTTGATCGCGAGAAGCTTCGCCCTGTCTAGTATTTTCATAAAAAGTTAGATATGACATCTTTAATAACGATTTAGAAATAATATAAAGGATATAAATTATAATGTATTGGGGATATCACTTTATTGGAAATTTTGGGAAATGTCTTCCGTATTCTATACGATGTGGACCTCATATTATTGATTTTTCAAAAAGACTCGTTCGTGATATTGATATGGTGGCGTATGGTGAACCTCAACTTCAACATTTTGGTTCAGGAAATAAAGCTGGATATACATTAGTTCAATTAATTGAAACTTCAAATATCTGTGCTCATTTTGTTGAAGAAACAGATGATATTTATCTAGATGTATTTAGTTGTAAGACATTTGATCCAAAAATCGTAGAAAAATTAGTTAAACATTATTTTGAACCACAATATTCAAATTTCCAAGTTTTAAATCGTCAAGCAAAAAACGGACCAAATAAAGATTTTAAAGAATTAGAATAGAATGATACTCCAACCTGTCGATTGGATCGAATTTGATTACAAGTTCAAATATGTCGTTGATGTATTTGGAAGAACTTCAAATAATGAAGTTGCGCAAGTCCGTTTAACAGGATTTAGACCTTATTTCTATCTGCGTATGGTAGATGGAGAAACAAAAGATCAAATACAAATAGCATTAGAAAAATCAAGTGGTAAGAATTTAAGGGATCTAAAAATTACATTAGAATCAAAATTAGACGCTATGAAAGGATTTAATGGATTAAAACCTATTCGAGTTTGGAAACTTTCATTCCCTGCTTTATGGATGTTCAAAACAGTTCAAAAAGCTGTAAGAAACTCTCTCACTATTGGTTCTAGACGTATTGTCACAGAAGATATATTTGAAATGAATCTTCCACCCTTTATTCGTTTATTTCATGAAACGGATATATCTCCTGCCTCACCTTTTGAATTTGAAGCAGATGATTATGAACCAGAACCAGATGTAAATGCGGATGTATTTTATGAAGTAGAATATACTGAAATTAAAAGCGTTTCTACAAATATTCCATTGTATGTGGCAGGATATGATATTGAAACATATTCTGAATCTGGACTATTTCCTGTTGCTACAAATTCCGGTGATGAAATTATGCAGATAGGAATAAGTTTTCGATATTCAGATAAACTTTTAGAATCTGTTAAAAGAATTGTATTTAGTAATGGAACATTAACTCCTTCAGAAGATTCATCCGTTCAATTTATAGCTTGTTTAAATGAACGAGATTTATTAGAAAAATTCCATAAATGTATTCTTTCAGAAAATCCTGATATTATAGCAGGATATAATACATTTGGGTTTGATGATTCTTATATTGCTGATAGAGCGCATAAACATAGATTAACTTTAGATTTTGGAAGAACTGCTGGAAGTTCGTGGAAAAATGATTATGTAAAAACTGAAAAGAAAACATTTGAATTGGCATCAGGAAAGTTTGCAGTAAGATATTTTGAAATGCCCGGTCGTCTTCCTATTGATTTACTTTTAAGTATTCGTAGAGAACATAATCTAGATTCATATAAACTTGATAGCGTATCTACAACATTTCTTCGTGATAAAGTTTTAAAACTTGAGCGTCTAGATCAAAATCGCATCAAAATTTACACAAAAAATACTCGTGGTTTATTTGCTGGTAATTTAGTTAGATTTGATATTGTAGAAAATACTATAAATCCTTATCAAGATGGTCGTAAATTTCTAACTGAAATTGTTGAACCTAAATTCTTTGTTGTTTGTACACCTGATGAAATATTAAAAGATGTGGATATTCAAAAAATTGAATGGTCTTTTACAAAAGATGATATTAGTTTTCGTGATATGTTAGAAGCACACACAGGAACACCAGAACAACGATCCGCTGTGGCTAAATATAACATTCAAGATTGTGATTTAGTTTTGACTTTAATGGCAAAATTAGATACATTAGTGAACGCTCGTGGAATGGCAGATGTTTGTAAAGTTCCAATTCAATATATTTTCTTAAGAGGACAAGGTATAAAAATTTATTCAGCTGTCGTGTATCAAGCTTCTAAACGTAACCAAATTATTGTGAATCAAGAAAATGAAGAAGGTGATGTTTCCTATGAAGGTGCAATAGTTCTTCCACCTAAAATTGGAATGTATCTTGAACAACCTATACCTGTTCTAGATTTTAATTCTTTGTATCCTTCGAATATGATTGCCTTTAATTTATCACCTGATACTTTGGTATACGTAAAAACTTTTAATTCACAAGGAAAAAAGATTCGTCATGAAGGTTCTGAAATTGATAAAGAATTTAAAATTGATGAAATTTCATACGATTCAAATGGAGAAAGAATTACGTGTGGATTCGTTCAACCTACAATTGATTCAAGAACTGTTGGTGTCTTGCCTCTCACATTAGATATACTTCTTAAAAAGCGCAAAGAAACTCGTAAATTAATGGAAACAATAGAAGATGATTCGCAAAAATCTGTTCTAAATGGTCTTCAATTAGCTTATAAAACAGTAGCTAATTCTATTTATGGTCAATGTGGTTCAAGAACTTCACCTATTCGTAAGATGGAAGTTGCGGCGTGTACAACCGCAGCAGGTCGTGAAAGAATTCAATTTGCTAAAAATATTGTTGAAACAGAATTTGGTGGTGAAATTGTATATGGAGATACAGATTCAATATTCATTAAATTTCCTACAAAAGATCTTAAAGAATCTATTGAATTGGGTAAAAAATCAGCAGATCGTATAACATCTCTATGTAGAAAACCTTATAAAATTGAATATGAAAAAACATTCTTTCCTTTCATTTTATTTTGTCGTAAACGTTATGTAGGTCTTATGTATGAAGATGATATAACAAAATGCAAACGTAAAACTATGGGTGTTGCTTTAAAACGTCGTGATTCTGCTCCTATTGTAAAAGATGTATTTGGTGGCGCATTAGATATTCTTTTAGAACAACGTAATATTTTACCAGCCCAACATTTTGTTAAGAAAATGCTTACAGATGTTTTACAAAATAAAATTCCGTTAGATAAATTCATTATTACAAAACAGTTACGAGACGATTATAAAAATCCAGATCAAATAGCACATCGTGTATTAGCTGATCGTATGGAAGAACGTGATCCTGGAAATGCTCCAAGAGTAGGTGAACGTCTCGCATATATTTATGTAGAAAATCGTAAAGATGCTAAAAAACAAGGTGATAGAATTGAACACGTAGATTATGTACGAGAGAAAAAATTAAAACCTGATACAGAATTTTATATAACAAACCAAATTCAAAATCCAGTTGCCCAATTATTTGCGTTAGCAATTGAAGATTTGGAAGGATATATTCCTAAAAGATATCCTGTATTTCCTGATTTAGATGAAGAAGAAGCTACATTAAAAGTTTTATCTCATAAAGAAAAAGATTTAGATTCTCTATTGTTTATGAACGCTCCATATCTTCGTAAAGAAAAAAGAGGTCCTATGGATATGTTTCTCAGACGTTCAACCTAAACATTATTTAGAGCTTATATGTATAATCTAAGCAATGCAATCTATTTATGATCTTATAGAATCTTTGTTAGAAGGAAGAAATAATTTTTTAAATTCAAATACTATTCGAGCTATGCCATATAATAGCAGACAATCCATAGTATCGCAATATTTACAAAATGATATATTTTTATCAAGTCTTGTAACTAGACTATATATAGATCATATACAAAACCAAAGATATCCAGTTACAACTTTACAATTTAATATTCCTGAAAATTTTATGGATACAGTTGCTGTTGTTCCAACTGCTTTACAAATTTCTAGTTCCTTACAGGAATCCTCTTCTTCTGGTAATTGCGCAATTTGTCAGGATCAGATTTCTTTGGGAGGATCACGGATTCGTCAATGCGGCCATTCTTTTCATCGATCGTGCATTTTAACTTGGTTTTCGATGAATGTTCGTTGTCCAGTATGTCGACACGATATTCGCGAAGAGAGTCAGGAAGATCAAACATCATCTGTCTCATCTGAAACGCTTTCTCAATAGGAATACCTGTTGGAGGAACTATATATTTAGGCAATACATCCGATTCACCATATTGAATTCGATGTAATAGTTTCCGTATATCATGTTGACATTCAACCAATTCTTTAGATACGTCTTTATCAAATAAAGTTTGTATATCACTAGATCTTGGAGGAAAACATCTTATAATGTCAATATAGTCCGAATTTCTTTTAAATATAGTTGGGAGTTCATTTCCTGTACAGATAATTGGAACTTTTCTTGATGAATCTTTTATCCAATCTACAATTTTTGATTGAGCGTGTGGATCACTTCCATCTATCTCATCAAGAATAACACATGTTTTTTGTTTCGTATCCCCTTTTATAAAAGAATGTATATTCACCACGGATCTACAAGAATCTCGTATTTTCATAACATCATCATATGATCGAATAGATCGTGAAGCATTAATTTCTAAAGGATTAAAATTAAATGTTTTTGCTGCCGATAAAGCTAATGTAGTCTTTCCAATACCAGGTGGACCCGTTAACATAATAGCTTTAGGAAATCCAGGTGTTAATAAATATTTTTTAAGTGATTCTTTTGCTTCTAAATGTCCAATTACATCTTCTAAATTATTAGGTCTAAAAGCTTCAACATACATTATTTAACATTAACATTATAGTTAGTAAATGAAAATTTGATTGATATAATATAATGGATAGTTCAGAGTCCTTTTTTAAGAGGGCATTTTCTCATTTGCTGAAACCAAATATTATTAATAAAGATAGCAACTTTGTTGTTGTGACATATTGGTGGGGTCGTGGGAATTTAAATAAAAATACACAAAGACCTTGTCCGGAAGACAGGGAAGATATAATTGAATGGGAAGGAATTAAGAAATATCTTTTAAAGAATCTTAAAAAAACAAATCCAAAAGCTACAGAAAATGATATAGATCCATCAGAAATTACTGCAGAAATAAAGGCCGTTCTTCCACAGTATAAGATGAAATGGCTTGAACCTGTAAAATTTGAAAAAATGATAGAAAATTGGGAAAAGGCGTGTAAAAAACACAACTGTAATTTTTTAGCAGAAGAATATCCGGAGTTTGCGGTAAAAGGAGGATATCAACACGCTATTAATTTCAAACCGTATTTTATAAAATTAGCACTTGAAGCTGCTTATCCAAGAGGTGTTCTTTATATTGATGGGGATATGCTAATTAAAAAATATCCAGGAATTTGTGATGTTAAAGAAATTGATTATATGGCACGTGGATGGAATACAGATCCCAGAGTAGCTCCATGGGATTCACCATGTTTCGATCCTTATACGTTTGAAACTTCTGGCGGAACTATGTTTTTTGGTAATACGTATCACGGAAGAATGTTGTTAGATGAATGGGAAAAAAGTGTTCTTTTATATCCTGGTAAAGCAGATGATCGTATTTTATCTCTTGTAATGATGAAAAAACACCTTTTAACTAAATTATCAATGGTTCAATTACCAATGGAATATTTATGGATGACTTTGGATTACGATATGATTTTTAAGAAATACGATAATGATGTGAATCAAAAAGGAATATCTATAACACATCCAGAATGTTTAACAGGCGAAGAACGAGCAGAAAAAGACAGCAATATAAAATCAACTAGAATTCCGAGAGGATATGTTCGTTCTGTTGAAAATTATATAAGTTGTAAAAAAGATGAAACTGTGTATGAATATATACATTTTGATTCAAAAGAAAATATTGGAGTTTTTAAATATTATTTAGAATGGTTACAAAATCATAAGGTTGTTACAGTTGTCCCCTTTTCAAAGAAATACGGAGATCATAATAAATCCGCATTAGAAAATATGAAATTGTATGAAGATGTACAGTTGCGTGTACATGATTCAATAGTCGTTGTAACTGAATCTGATTTTGATTCTACATCCGTTCATCAAGTTTCTTCACAACGTGAAATAACACCTACAATCTTAAAATATTTAATGGATAAGAGAGAAGTAATATATGTTCCAAAAGGAGCACGAAGTATTCGTACAGTTATTGGAAAAGCAAGAGAACATCATTTAGATTTTGTAACTAAGAATCTATCTGATACAAAAGATAAATCTAAAAAGGAATACACTTTGAAATTACAAGATGATTATCCAATTTATTTTGGTCCAAATAATAAAGTTTTAAGACATCTTTTATTAATGTCTAGTTCTATTCAAGATATGGAAAAAATATTTAACGAATCCTATTTATTTCTAACTCGTATACATTGTGATTGGCTATAAGAAAAATGAATTAGAGAATGTCCATATATGAAAGAGTAATGGAGGATTTATTTCCTCGTAAAGATGGAATTGATTTCTCAAAGTTAGAAATTACAGAAGTTGGTTCGTATAGTATAACTAGACGACGAGATGCTGAACGAATAATGAATATCCTGAAAAATAAATTTCAAGATATTTCAAATTTATCTATCACAGACTCCACAGCATGTATAGGTGGAGATACCATAAACTTTGCATTACATTTTAAATCTGTAACAAGTATTGAACTTGAAGAACAAAACTTTAAGTGTTTAAAAAACAATGTAGAAGTTTACAATTTCAATAATGTAAAATTACATCATGGAGATAGCACAGTATTGTTTAACTGGAATACAGATATCTTGTATATAGATCCTCCTTGGGGAGGAAAAGATTATAAAAATCAAAAAAATATTGATTTATTCTTATCTAAAAATATCCGAATTGATAAATGGATAGAAGAAATTCTTAAAAGAAAAAATCGACCTTCGTTCATTATACTAAAACTACCTAGTAATTATAGATTTAATGTTCTGAATTTTCTTCCGAACGTTGAAACTATTTCATCTCATCAGATTAGAAGCTATGTTTTAATAATAATACAGGTTCATCCTTACATGAAAAACGGATTAATTAAGAGTTAATAAAGATGATATTACCGTTAACAATATGAATTCAATCAATATTACCGCAAGCGTTTATTCTGGAATGTTGGAAGCACAAGAGCAATTTAAGACTCTTCTGAGTGATGACTTTGTTGTGTTTAATATACAACTTGTAACAGCTCTTTTATTAGAAACTTTACTTATAGCTTATATTATTTACGTTTGTACAGAATGTTATAAAGATCCATTTAATAGTGATAAAGTTCAGAAATATTTTGAGGATTTGAAATGCGATCTTGCTGATTCAGAAGAAAATTGCGCAAGATATGCTGAGTTGTATGACGAGGAAGTTAAAACTGTTGAGAAATTGCAAAAAGATCTAGATACTTGTAAGTCTAAACTACATGAAACACAAGTATCCATGTTCTCATTGCAGATGCGATACCAAGTAAGTCGCGACGCGGCCAAAAAGTTTGTTGACTCGTTTCCATCTATAAAGGAAGATTAAAGAACGTATGGGCTAAATACTAACCCTATTAAAACTAATAAAATAACAATATCTACATCACGAACGATTTTTTTGTATTTTATAGGAAGTTCATCAAACTCTTTTTTATAGGAAGGTGGCTTAAAATACATAGACATCCATCCTAATATAGTTGGTTTTAATCTATCATTACAATCATAAATCATATCATACCACGCAAGAAGAACATAAGATAATGTTGCTAATAAAAAAGCTACAACTATTTTATGAGAAAGATATTTTGGATGTGGAAGCCAATATACTGCTAAAACAAACGCTGAAAAAACTAGACATTTAGGATTTAAAGCAAGAGGTGTTCCAAATAAACCACCACCCATTATTATTTAAACAATTTTTTTAATAATGTATATACTCCTAAACATCCAAACCACATAATTGAAAATACCGGAACTATTGCGGATAAAAGAATCATGTCTAATGCTACACTCTTTGATATATTTATAAGTGATGATAATCCAAGAATTCCAAATCCAATTATTGTAAGGGCTACTGAATTTATACCCCAAAAGAAAATTTTTTCTGGTTGATTCATTAGATTCAAATATAAAGTTATTTTATATTCCGTTTTACTTGGTATAAACTATATACGTTAATGAATAAACTCCTAACAATCCTATAAAGCTTACATATGATGTTTTTAGTGATGACAAGTATTTTGCAAGTAATACAGTCGATCCAATCATAATAGAATCGGCAATTAAAATCTTCCATGAATTTTCATTTGCATATTCTTTAAATAAATCAATCATAGAATTCTGACCTCGTGGAACTTTTTGGATTACAAGTAAATAAAATAAGATATCATGAATTAATTGAATAAAAACAGAAACTATAACGAGTGTCATCAATTCTGCAGATGGAAATAAAAATTGAGCTATTAATATTCCTAAAATAATGACTAAACAATCAGAAATAATTGCTACAATTCCAAATTTATCATACCATATATCTAATGATTTCCCTAAATGAAATACTTTTGAGATTAAGATAGTAAAAAAATCAACCCATACAACTGCCGAACTAATATCTAATAATTTCATTTATATTCTATCAACTTTTTCAGATATTACTTTCGGATTTTCTGCTGTTAGTTTTTTATTTGATTCGTTAGCAAAATCGTATTCACAATCATGTTTATCAGGATACCTACATACAATACATAGTGTCATTTCACACTTACATGTTATAAGTATTATTTGTTTTTTCAAACAATTTGAACAATGTTTCCTTCCGGAATTCACGCTTTTTTTCATTATAGTATTCATCGTCTGCTTCGGCTATATACTTTTCCGCATTAGCAAATTCGTTTTCCTTTTGTTTAACCTTTTCTTCTAATTCAAGTTCTTTACTATCCGTAGAAGCCTTAGTTCGTTGTGAAGGAGATATATATGTTTTCTTCTTTAAATTTACATAGTCGTGTAATTTCTTCTTTACTTGAAGAAGTTCTTCCCAACATTTATCTGCTTTATCATCTACATCCATCAATGGTCTTTCAGGAATTTGAGGTTTATATTCTAACCATCTTTTTTCGAAAATCTCTTCATTCTTCTTTTTATCTTCAAGATCTATCCTAGCTCTTTCTTTATCCGTGAGTTCAACGACTTCAATACCTAATTTATATGACTTTGAACACAAATAATCTTCATCAAGTGTGTTCAAGATCCGTTGAATATTTGGTGTATAAAGTCTACGATTTTCTCGAATATGATCTAAAGTATCCTGACTAGCATTGGATAAGATTTCTAAAACCACGTCTTCATCATCAAACCACCCACGCTTGAAAATTATATCAATTGATGTCTTTTTGAAGTCCATTGTTTAGTTTCTAAATAAGATAGTTTTAGATTAGTTAAATCCGTTTTTAATAACAAGAAGGATGCCGAATGTTTCTCGAGAAGAATTGGTGGAAACAAAAGCTCAAAAATTACCCGAAACTGCTTCATTAGAAAGTTTGAAACAAATGCGCGAAGAAATGTGTTCTACAACAACGGCTAGGGATTTTAAATTACAACCAAATCAAAGATTTATTCGAAGAATATTAAGTCCAGATTCACCAACTAGAAACTTAATTTTAGTTCATGGTACTGGTGTAGGTAAAACTTGTACAGCCATTCAAGTAGCAGAAGAATATATTATAAGACCTGAATTTCAAGATAAACGTGTTCTTGTTTTAGCAAATCCTTCTGTTCAAGAGAATTTTAAAACTCAGATTTTTGATATTACAAGAGTATCTATTGATTCAGATGGTCTTTTACTTTCAAAACAATGTACAGGACGAAGATATTTAGATATAATTCAAAGATCACAACACGAACCTCTTGCCTACACAGATAAGACTTCACAACAACGAATTATGAAGATTGCCGATAAACTGATAAGTGAATTTTATGAGTTTTCAGGTTACAAAACACTTGCAAATACAATAAACGATAAAAAACTTAATTTTTCTCCAAATGAATTTGATATATGGATACACGAAACTTTTGATAATAGATTAATTATTATTGATGAAGCCCATAATTTAAAAGAAACCACAGAAACAGAAACAAATAAATTAGTCTCTCTTGCAATTGAAGAAGTTGTAAAAAAGGCAAATGGTATAACACTCGTTCTCTTAACTGCAACACCTATGTATGATTCATTTGATGAAATTTTATATTACTTGACTTTATTTCTTTGGAATGATAGAAGATTAGAACCAACTAAACAATTAAAATCATCTGATTTCTTTGATGAGAATGGATCATTTAAAAATGATAAAGAAGAACTGTTTCGTGGATTATGTAGAGACTATATTTCATTTGTAAGAGGAGAGAATCCGTTTACTTTTCCGTTTCGCTTACCACCTCCCGATCATTTAATAGCTTTACCTGATCGCGAAATCGATATCACGGGAACACAGATCACAAAAAAACGTAGTCATTTAGTTCTTACAAAATCCATTCTCCAATCTCCACAAAAAGAAGTTGTTCAAACTTTAAAACAATTAAGTATTAGCACTCCTTTGATAAACACGATATGTGTATTTCCAAATAATAAAACATTTCGTGAAACATTTACTAGTTCCGCAACATCTTATGCGTACAGAGACGAAAAATTCCTAGCTCCTTCAAGTATACAAAAATATAGTTCAAAATTTAGTTTGATTACAAAAATTTTAAGTGAAACAACTGGTCTTGTATTTATTTATTCTAATTCAGTTGAATCTGGTGCACAATTATTTGCAATGTGTCTTGAAGAACATGGTTATGAATCTGCTGATGGTTCTAAACTATTAGAAAATATATCCGAAGAAGTTCCTCGTGGAACAAACGGTAAGTATGCTATTTTTACATCTAATAAACCTGATAATATCATTAAAAAATTATTAGTTCGATTGAAATCTCCTCAAAATAAGAATGGTTCGGATATACGCGTTGTTATTGCTTCTCCAAAAGTTTCCGAAGGTGTTGATTTTAGATTTATTCGACAAATTCATATTCTTGATCCTTGGTACAACATGAGTCGTATTGAACAAGTTATTGGTCGCGGAATGAGAACATGTTCTCATTCTCTACTTGATTTTGAAGAACAAAACTGTACAGTTTATCTTCACGTATCTCGTTATGATGACTCCTCTGTTGAAACCATAGATGAATATGTTTATAGAAAATTCGTAGAAGAAAAGGCCATTAAAATTGCCAAAGTTAAACGAGTTATAATGGAATCTGCTATGGATTGTGAACTACAAGAAACTGTTAATAGTCTTCCACCACAATGGCGTGGAGAGAAAAATGAAAATGGGGATCAATTTAAAATTCCACAACATAGAAATCAAGATCCTTCAAATGTTATGATAGAACTTCCATTAATGGAAATGAGTGCTCCATCATTTGATACAGGTCCTCAACAACTAAATTGTGTTGTGAAAAAAGATGAGCGTGAAGAATTTCATGAACGTCCTTTATCTACTATTTTGGATGTCAAAGATGAAATACTTTATAAAATTGCAAAACTATTCTTGAAAAAACCTATATGGAAAAAAGAAGATTTGTTCAGACATTCTTCTATGAAACAATACACTCCTAAAACTCTATCCTATATTTTACAGAACGCAATTGATTCAAAATTTGAATTGAAAGATAAGAGTGGAAGATCTGGATATTTAGAATCTAGGGATAATATGTTTTCATTTACAATTGGGGATAATGATACTATGTTTGATAAAATTGTAAAACAAGATGAAGGTATGGAAATTGAATTAAGAAATGAAATTCCTAAAACAGAAACTACACAACAATTTGTTTCGGAAACAGAATCAAAAATAAATGACTATACATTTCCTGAATTTATACAAACTAAATTTGATAAACTTGTTCGAGATTGGTACGTTGTTGATAATATCCTTTCTTCAAAAGAAAAAATAGAACATTTTCTTAATTTAAATTTGACGTCTCTACCTATATATGCTATTCCATTAATAACAACAACATCAGAAGGTAAAAAACTTTTTATTTTAGGTGATAAAGAAATTTATAACGAAGAAAAGGAAAAAATAACTCCTATTGGAACAGATTTAGATGCGTATAATTCTTGGGTAAAGTCTGCAAAAGATAGATTCATAGAGAAAAAGAACGATTTATTTGCTACAAAAAAGGATACAGGTGTTGCATTTAATATTGCTGATTCAACTACCATTTCAAAAGCACCAAGATCAAAAACCTTTTCCGGTAAAGCATGTAGTTCATATAAACAAGATGTGTTAGAAAAGTTTTCTGAGTGGTTAGGAGAACCTTTTACCGAAGAAATTAAAAATAAATCCGATAGATGTCTATATCTAGATTTACTTGCTAGAAAGTCTATTCTTTCTGGTAGAGATGGTATTTTTTGGGTGACTCCCGAAGAAATGTCTATTTTCATGAATGATGATAATCGTTCAGATGTCCTAAAAAGATTAAAGTAACCCTCCCCCCCCCCTACCATGAAAAACGGATTCATGAGTTTCAAGAGAAGAAAGGGTAGGCTGTTGGGGAACACATTTAACAGCACGCTATCATACTTTAACTAAAATTAAAGAGATTTAGTTTCTAGTGTGTTCGAGTGTAAGAGGCGAAGGGTGGGGCCATCTACACAAAAACGGGAAT